ATAAATACTACATCAGCTTCAAGAGGAGATTGTTCTCTATGTAATTTCATTACTGAAATCCACAATATTTCAATAGGGTTTATAGAAATAAAACCAACAGTTGAGTCATTAAGATAATCAGTAGCAATAGACATTTTAGTTACCTCAAGTTCAGTATCATATTTTACTAACGATCTACTAATAGATGCAGGAACATAATCCTCCCCATCATATGTGACTGTCACATCTCCACTCGTATAATACCAATGTTCTCCTCCATCCCTCCAAATATGATAAAGTTCAACTGGTTTTCTTTTATCAGCTTCTTCATTCGCTATATATGTTGCTGAAACGCTTTTCATAATACAGTAAACCTTAAATCTATTTTAGCCATTGTTTCTTTAAAAAACTTTAACTTAATTTCATCTTGATCAAAACGTACTTCTGGTAAAAAAGAGATTAGTACACCCTCTACATCTGCTAAAGCAACTGTTGTTCCTATTGCTGAATTTAATGTAATAGAAGTAGAAGTAGGTCTTGCTGTTATTTCTCTACACACATAAGACTTATTTGGGAATTGGATATACACATGTTTTCCTACTATTTCAATAGAAGTTCTATATATTTCTTTAACATCTATTGTTTGATCTGTTAATAAAAAACCATCAGACACTTTAAAATCATCCAACCAAGTAGGTGTGTAAAAAGAACCATATCTACCTTGTTGTACATCAAAAAAATCAAGTAAATCTTGGATCTCTTCTATATCATTTCCAAAAAAGGTTCTATCTAATCTATTTTTAGCATTTTCATAAGTAGAGTACCCTTTCTTTAAACCTAAACTACCAAACAAAACATAAGGATGATTATAATATCCATCTAAAGGGTATAAAGGGGGTAATAGAAATAAATTTAATGAATTATATACAGGGTATTTAGTTGTGTTGATTGTGGGTATAATATAACTAAAATCTCTTAAACTTAAAAAAGATTCATTTGCTAATATTTTAAATTTACTAAATGTTTTATAGACAACTGAAACTGTCTGTTCTTTACTTATAGTACATTCATAAATAGGATAAACCAAAGTACCTATAGGCCATGTATTCCCTAAATTAACCAATGCTGTAATTTGTATATCAGAATCAACAGCATCTATGGTACATATTTCATAATCTTCCCAATCATTAGGATTCTTTAAAAGCAACTCTCTTCCATCATAAAAATGTCTATTTGAAGTATCTGCAATAGTTAAAACTTTTTGACCTGCTGTAGCCTGACCTGTTAAAGTAGTCCTATTAAACATAATAGGTATTTTCCAAAGATCAAATATAGACCTATATAAATGTGTATTTATAAATCTATTCTCTTCATCACTAACAAGTTTAATATTATTATCTATTTCAAGTCGGGGCCATGTAAATAAAGCTGATCTTTTTTCATCTCCTTCAACATTCTCTTGAATAGAAGTTCGCCATATATGACTTATATCCTGATCCATTTTATTTAAAGTTAAATCAACTGTCATTTTACAAGTCTCCTTAACCTTACAGGTTCACTACCTAAAGAATTAAAAATAATATTCTTACCTCTTGAAGACATAGCCCATTGATCTATAAAAGAAGCATCAGGGACATTAATTATATTAATTTCTTGTGGTTTCTGTTCTTTTTCTTTTATCTCAACAGGAATCTTACCACTTGGAATAGGTATATGTGCTTCTTGTATATTTCCTGTTTGGTATATTCCTTTTGCATTTGAAATACCACCTGAATCATAAGAAGGGGGTTGTGCAGATGCTATTAAAGCGACCTTTGCCATTGTCTGTGCTAATACCATAGTTGCCATTGCTTGTTTGGCAAAAGTTGTAGGGACAGAAGTATCACCCATAGCTAACGTATAAGCCTTATGCCCTGCAATGGTAGCTTCAACTATTGAAAAAGCTTTATAAGCCATAAAAGCAGCTTTACTTTGCTTACCGCCAGCCTGTGCAATCATTTGAAAAGTTTGAACAATACCACCAGCCAATCCTTGATAAATATCAAGTTTAGCCATTTGTTCTGCCTTTGCTATATTAACACTTTTAGCACTATATAACTCGTTTATCTTATTTTTATCAACTCCAGCTTGTTCCCATAATTCTTTTGTTCTCTCAAGTTGTTCACGCTCAAGATCAAATCTGGTCTTACCAAGTTCATTATATTCCTCATTAAATTGTTCTTCTAATTTTAATCTATTATCATCAACTTTATATCTTTCACCCTTTTCATACTTATCATAACTAACCATACTCACAGCATCAGCTTCACTAAACATTTGGGCATTAGCTGCTTTTTGTTGCTCTTTATTATAATTAAAAGTTGCATCATGTAATTCTTTTATTTTAGCAATAAGTTCTTTAGCTTTATCAGTTCCTTCTCCAAACTTATCATTAACATTTGCAATATTAATAGCTAAATTGGTCATACCTAATTGAGATATTTCTTTATTTAATTCTTTTAATTGACTATTATAGTCCTCTAATAACTTATCTTTAGGTTTCTTTTCTAATTCTTTTTTAATTACATCTAACTTTATTAATAAAGCAGTAAGTTCTTTAGACCTATCAGAACCTTTCTTAAACTCTTCATTAACATCAGCAATTTGTTTTTGAAGATCTGTAAAACTTGCTTGAGCTATTTCTTTATTTAATTCTTTTAATTGATTTTCAAAAGAATCATCTTTATCTGTCTCCCCTTGTGTATAAGCACTTGTGCTTTTCGTATCTGCTTCATGAAACATTTTAAGTTGTCCCATTTTCCAAGCATTGAACCTTTCTTGATTGCTTTTTCTTCTTTCATTTGCTTTTTCTTCTGAATCAATAACACCTTTAAGATATAATTTTCTACTTTCTGTATCTGCTTCATGAAACATTCTAAGTTGATTAAGTTTCCAAGCATCAAAATTAATTATATTCTTTTCTCTTCTTTTATTTGCTTTTAAAACATTTTCAATATCTTTTTCAATTTTAATCAACCTAAATTGCTCAACTGTTTCAGTCATAGCTGTTTCCATGTCATAAGCTTCATTCATGGCTTTCTGCTTTATAATCTTAATTGCATTTACTTCTTTGTTTGTAAAATCCCTTTGCATTTGGAGTTTGGTTTTAGCATTTTTAACTATATTACTCATTTCAATTTGTGCTAATTTTTCTCGAAAATCAATAAGGTTTTTTTCTAACTGTTCAAGTTGCTTTTTTTGCTCTTTTACACCACCCCAAGTAAGAGGTACATTCCAAAATTTATTCTGAAGACCTTTAATTTCCATTTCAGTTTTATTAACAGCAGCTTTTAATTCAGCTTGATTTTCAATAACCCCATCTGTTAAATCTTTCATATCCCTAATTTTCTTTAAAGAAGCTTCAAAATCTTCTTCTCCCCAAAGAAAATCACCAGGTGCCATATACCCTTTTTGTAAAGCATCAACCCCTTCTGCAAAATCTTTCATTTCTTTAGCTAAGTAACCCAACCCAGCAGCAACAGCAGCTACTTTACTAACAGTACCAATGATACCTATAATAATACCACCTTTTAACATATCTGGAAGAGAATCCCATAAACCAACTAACCCCTCTACTGAACCATAAACAGTACCAATCCCTTCTGATAATTTCTCAACATCCTCAACAAGAGTCTTTACATCAAAACTTTTTATGAAATTATCTGCTTTTGCAGAAATTCTATCAAAAGTCTCTCCTATATCTTTACCACTCATATTAATTAATTTTTGTATCTCTTCAATTTTAGTAGTAACTGATCTCGCCAAATCAGCCATAAACTCAGTTACCCCTGTTCCTGCTAATGCTCTTTTAAATTGTTCAATTGCATTAAATAACCTATTAAAAGCACCTCTTGACAATTCTGCATTTCTTATAGCAGCTTTAGCAAATCTTTCATGGAGTACTTTTGCAAACTTAGGTAAAAAGTCTTCTGAAACAACTCTACCAAGCTCTAACATTTTATTTAATTCTAAAGTAGTCATACCCATAGCTTCTGCTGCCATTTGAAATGCACCAGGAAGTTGCTCACCTAATTGCCTTCTAAGCTCTTCAGTTTGAACTCTACCTTTAGACATCATTTGCTGTAAAGCATACAAAGCAGCATGGGACTGTGTTGCTGTTAATTGCATAGCTGTACTTGCTTCGGCTACTGCATAAAAGACATCCCTTGCCCCTTCCCCTTCAAGTTTAGTTTTCATACTGGCAGCAGCTAATGTTTTAAAAGAATCTTCTAATGCCCTTATATTCAAACCTAAATCATGAGCTGTATCTGAAATAAAAGTTAATTCAGTATTAGCAGCTTTAGATGACCCTGTAACAGCGTGCATAGCATTTTGTAAAGCCTCAAATCTAACTCCTGTTTGTACTACTTCTTTTCCAAATCTAAAAAAAGATTCTGCTGTTAAATAAGCAGCAATAGAAACCCCTATTGTTCTTATAGAGTTAGAAATCATTTGATTTGACTTAACTATCTTTTTACTTGCAACCTTATGGGCTTTTACTGTTTTATCAAGAGTTCCCTTTAAACTCTTTTCATACTCTTTATTAATTCTTTCTAATTTATTTGTTTTAGCAATCTCTGCTCTTACTATATCTGTTGCAGTTGATTTGGAATATGTCCTGATATTATTATATGAATTAATAATACCTTTCTTCATCTTATTAATATTTGCATCAGACCTTAAACCCAACCTTTTCCAATCTTTCTCAATAGTATCAGTTGTTTTCTTAGTCCTTTTCTCATAATCTTTTAAATGTACCTCTGCCTTCCTTAAAGCTATTTTAAGGTCTTTTAAATCAGCACCAATACTTATTAATAGAGTACCAATATCCATTATGAGTTTTTCCTTAATCTTTTTGGTAATGAGTTCTTTTCTTTCACTTTATCTTCTAAACTATACTTAACCCTTTTTTCTTCTTTCTTAGATTTAACTCCTAATGTATTTAAAAGATTACTACTGAACTCCTTTGAATCTACTTCCTTAATAGTAAAATCAGGAATAAAATCAGTAACCTTCCACTTTACACCACCTTTTGTTGATATAAAATAAGAAGCAAACAATTGGGCTATCTTAGCAATCTGTATCATCACTTTATCTTCAAACAAAGGTTCTTCTCTGGAAAACAACTCCCATTCCTTTGCTTGTCTTGCTGATATGTTTCCTAAAAAAGCATCCATGTTATAACACCCTGCCCCCCTTGCCTGTTTTAGCCAGAAACTTCTTCCTGGCCTTTTAAGTTTTTTACTAAATTCTCTTCATCTTCTTCTGTACTACCATTTAACTTTCGGGACACATCCAGACATCTGTCAATTGCTGCTACTGACTTTTTCCCTAAAGCAACAATATCTTCTGTTTCAGTAAATACTCTATAATTACCCTCTGGATCAGCACATAACACACTTACAAGTAAAGCAGCTCTTAAATTCTCTAAAGATAAAGTCTTTTTACCCTCTGCATCATCAACTAATTGGTTTGCTTCAAAAGCATCTCTTTCTTGTGCTGACATTGTTCTTATATAAATAGGAAATGGTAAATCCCATTCAGGTACTTTTATCTCTTCAACTGGAAAATCATTATGGTTAAATATATGTTTCTTTAATTCTGCTGCTCTTTTTTCCCAATTTATCTTTGGTGTTGCCATCTTTTTAATCCTTTTTATTATCCCATGATTAGGGAATTATTTTTAATTAACTACCACTCCCACTATCAACAGATATAGTTCCAGAAATCTTAATACTTACATCACAAGATACCGGTCCTTCTGGTACAGTCAATGGTAATTCAGTTACATAACCACTGAACTCTAAACTGGTATTTGATGCATCAGGTAAAATCAGTTCAAAATCAACAATTGTATCTGATTCAAAAAAGGTTTTCATTTGCTCATAATCAGCTCGATTAAACCACATTGTAAAAGTCATTACCCCTGGATCACGAAACCCTGTAATAAACTCACGATAACCACCTACAGTTGCCAAACTGGTAACATCATGAGTTTCCCTTGACATACTCGGTCCAGAAATATTAGTAACTTCACCAATACTTTTCCAAGTAGTATCATAATACCTCATTAATGCACCTACACCACTAATTGCATCTGTCATAATCTTTCTCCTCTATTTATGTTAATCACCAGATCGATGAATTTGAAGATTTAAAGAAAATTCAAATCTATTTTTACGATCTGTTCTCAAAAACCCTATTTCAGACCTGCATAAAATACTTATATACCTTGTCCCATTTCGAGTCTCACCATTTCTTTTTTCATGTAAATAATATTTAATATCTTTTATTAAAGTATAACCAGTTAAATAAACATTATTTCTTACTATAACCTGTAAATTAGGTCTTTCCATATTATATTGTAACTGACCCATACCCCCACTGTCAACCAAAACTACAACATTATTTGGCTCAGATGGTTGTGTGTTTAAAAACAAATCAGTTCCAGCAACTAAACCTAAACCTGAACTTGAATCTTCCAACATATCTTTAATATCTTCACTTGGAGGATTAATTATCATTTGAATTTAGCCTCCTTTCTTACCATTTTAACAATATCAAGTATATTCCTATCAACAGCTTTTTCAAAAAACTTAGCACCTGATCCTGGTCTTTGCCAATTTACATCCCCAATCATTTCGTGAACATGAGCAGCATACTTAGCACTAAACCCTAATATTACTGTGGGGTTTACTTTTGAAGAAGCTATCCCTTTTGCAGCACTTAAAACACTCTGATGATTACTCATCAAAGCTAATGGGTTTCTTTCTTTTTGCATCCTCCCTGCTTTAGACCTACTACCTGTAAAAGTAGGAGAACTTCCCATAGCAATTTTACTATTTGAAGTAACTAAGAAACGACTTGCCCTTAAATTGCTTAAATCAACAGGGGTTTTCGGTGATGTTTTTTCTACATCTCTTAACACAATTAAACCCCCTCTTATTAAACCTTTTAAAGTTTTACCCTCAATGATCTTAACTGCCTTATTGAGTTTTCTTTGTACTGTTTTCAATCCTATTAAATTAGCTTGTTTCATATTATCCACCAAACAAATATACTTTTCTTAGAGTATATCTACCTGTAAGACTTTTTACTTTTCTAAAAGCTTTAACAGCATAAGCAGTCTCAACCAATTTTGGATTTGCTATTTGTGCAGCGGATAAAGCATCAATATTACCAAGGTGTATAAAACTATCAGGTATCACATCTTGATTTACATGCAAGATAGCTCTTGAGGCAAGTTCTTTACCCTCATAACTTGTAAATATCTCTTGTCTATCTTCCCACCTAACTGATATATCAATTCCACTGGAAAAAGTTAACTCATTATAAGCATTTTTTCCTGTTCTTACCCACAATACTGCTGTATCAGTTAAACGCTTTAAAATTTGCATGTAATCACCTTACCTATAACTTACTATGTATTTTTCAATTAAACACATATATCAATCTGAGAAGGACACTACTGCTGTAATACTTGCCTTGGTTTTATAGGTTGCTGCCATTTTACCACTTGTATCAAGAGTCATAACCATTTGACCATAAGTAGTTCCCTCTAACCCTTTTCCAAGTTTAGCATATTCCTCATTAGTATCACCACCTATCTCTTCCCTTTGGGTCTGTCTTTCCCTTGATGAAGAAATAAGATGTGCAGTAAACCACTTTTCAATTTCTGTTAATAAACTAACACTCAACCCTTCTGAACCTAAAAGAGCAGTAATAATTAAATTAGCAGATGTGATCATAGAAGTAATATCATCATCAACTAATTCTGTATCAATAATAACTTTTACATCTGCTATATTTGTTCTATTAGCCATTATTTACCCCCTTTCCATAGTTTAGGAGTAATAAAATCCATTACTTCTTTTGGTTTCCACTCTAAACCTAACCACTCAATTGTTTCTTGCATTTGTTGATAATCAGAATTAACCATTCTTTCAGGCCAAATCACTTTAACATTAACACCTTCTTGGATTATCTCGATAAACTTTTCTTCATGTTTCCTTACCCAATATAACCATCCTTCTTTCTCATTTTTAGCACCTACTTTTCTTTGAATCTCAGGTCTGGCATATTTATTCATGAATCCAGTACGAAAACAGGATTGTATAATATCCGATGTTTTTCTCCTTACAATTATCCACTTAGCATTAGGAAAAGCATAAACCCATCCAGGCCAAATCAAACAAGCTTTTGCACATTTCCACATCCAGGGTTTTTCTTTTGACCACCCTTGCCCCTTTATAATTTTAATAATACTCTCTTGCAAATCATAAGGTATCAAAACATCTTTAGTCTCAGGTAAAGGATATTGTCCCAACTTATCAACATTCATACTATGCAATAAAGGTTTAAGTATCTTTTCCCTTAACTCATGATTCTCAAACATACCTTTTGCATTATATCTCCCTGGTCCAACTGTATTACCTTTCCATGCACCACAAATATTAACAACACCCCCAACCATGCTCGTTCCTGATCTTGCTGCACCAACAATAATAACTGGTTTATCTGAATAATCTTTAACCATCAGTTAAGTCTCCAATGTTTATCTATCCAAGATTCATTTATTTCATGGGGTCGTGGATTCCCATGACAAGACACTATCCTCGCATCATAAGGTAACCCCCTGCCGTTATTAATATGATTTTTATAACTATACATTTGATCAGGATATAAATCTTGCAAAAACTTAAAGGGTTTCATTTTTCTATGATAACGGTAAACCCACCTTTCCCTTCCCTTTGTAAAATTAATAACCTTATCAGTATCCCCAACAAACTCATCCCAAATCCACTGATATGAACCACCATCAAAAGCAACCATATCACCACCAGACTCAGCAAGACCCCTAAAT